AACTCTTCACCACTTATTAGTTTGATCTGCCTAATGTCTCTTGGCTCGTATTGGGTCATTTTGTTAATTGAACCTCGTGGATCTTGTAGTTAAATTTTTCTTTAGTGTACAACTGAATACGTATTCCAGCATGTACCAAAGTGTAGTTCTTCTTTGTCTTCCAATGTAAGTCATCACAAAGATCGTATAGAGTACAATCTCTTCCATCATCTGCTTTTCTCAAACCCCGGCCAATAGACTGCAATACTTTAATCTGTGATTTACTTGGTGAAGCAAACACAATATTGTGGAGGTTTTTAATATTTATACCTGTAGAGAACGTACCAAGTGAAGCCACGATTATGGCATTCTTTTCTTTCTCTGTAATTCCACGAATAGCTTCACGATCCGTAACATCAGTCTCGCCTGATACGTAGAAAACTTTTCTATTTTCATCTGCTGCTTCTCTAATAAGTTTGAATAGTGGCTTACCATGTTTCTCAACTAAGTTAAACAAGACTAATGTATTACCTGTTTGATCTAAAGCAAGATTCTTAATAAAGTTATTTCGTTTAGCATGTGATACAATAAAATCTATCTCGTCAGAGTAAACCCTATCCTTAACTAACTTACATTCATCGTCGCTGTATTTTAATACGATTGCTTGAATGTTTAACTGCGCTAGTTTATCATCATCCATCAATGCTTTAGTAGTTGTTACCTGATAAACTGGTCCAAACAAACCTTCTAAAACAAGTCTATGAGTAAGTGTACCATCTAACGTACCAGTTGTACCAATACGATATGGACAATCAATCAACTTCTCCATGATAGAGGTTAATGATTTAGCTTGGAATGTATGTGCTTCATCACCAATCACCATGCCAAATTGCTCAAACCATTGTTTAGGCATCTTATAGATTGATTGCCAAGTAGTAACTACTATAGGTGAGATTGGATCTTTCTCTTTACCTGAATAGATTTTATGAATCCACTTATCAGAGAATGCACCATCGTTTTGTCCATAGTTCATAAAGTCAGATGACAACTGTTCTACCAAAGAAGTAGTTGGTACAATAATTAAAACACGTTTATGTTTCTGTGTAAGGTACATCCTCATCATAATGTAGATGATTAATGACTTACCTGATCCCGTAGGAGATAACAACACTTTACGCTTGTTTTGCAAAGCGATAGTTGCTGCTTGTATTTGATAATCGTATGGAGGAAATGGAAGGTCTAATTCTTTATTACAGAATTCTAATACGTCTGATTGACATACCTTCTCTAGTTTAGCGAGGTTATCACCTTCAATGGTGTACCCACGTTCTTCAGCAAAGTGTTGAAGGTGAGCATATAAACCTGCATATAATGCGTGTGTTCTTAGATCGAATAATCTAATCTTTCCATCCCACATTTTATTTCTAAATGCAGGCATGAATTTGTAACCAGGAACATAAAAAGTAAAGTAGTCCGCAAGCTCTTGGCGTACACCGCCGTCACATTCTATTTTAATATAAACGTCATTAACTTTGCGAACTACTATTTTATCCATTATGCACCAGATGTAAACTGTCGCCATTTGATAATGTTACTTATCGTTTGATGGCGCCATGTAATGTTTGAAACTATTTCAGATAAAGTATCTATCATAGTTTTCCAGTACTCAATTTGAGCTTGGAGTGTTTGAATTTGCGGATCACTTTCGTAATAGTAATCCATATCAGACTTCATTGGTTTAGTCAATCCATCAAACGGATCGTAATCCCAACCAAGATCGTCCATCTTTGATTTATCCATCTTACCATTGTACCACATGAACTTGTCTTTCAATAGACGTTTCAATTCATGTTCTTTACGATTCTTTTGTAATTTTGAAAGCGACAAAAGCTCCACGTATTTAGCATGGAGCTTAGGTGTTTCTTTAGAGGATTTATCGAGTTCGAATTCTTCGATCTCGCAATCTTTTTTCCATTGTTCTAGTACTTGTTCAAGTGTCAACATAATATATCTCGCGGGTAAGTTAATAGGCTTTATAACCTATTATATCACAAAAATGAAAAAAAGTAAACTACTTAAGGTGCAGCAGTTGTAGAGTCGCCATAACTCGTTAATGTAAAGTAATCAAACCTGAATGTAACATCAACCTGAGCATAGTTAATATCGGCATCTTGCACGTTAAAGTTAATAGAACCTAATGATGTAGGGAATGCATTATGGAATGTTACTTTGACGTTAGCATTATTCTTACTTGATAGAATGTAGACAGTGACATCATCATACTTGTCTTCAGTGTTATTTGTTGTAACACTACGATCTAACCAATTATAGATCTCAATATAGTTCTCCATATTCTCAGCAACTAACATGGTGATGTTTAATGCTTCTGCTTCAAGCTTATCGCCAGGAACATAGACATTAGTAATAGGCCTATTGACAGTTACTTCATTTACGGTAACTGATGGCATTACAAAGTTTTGACAGAAGTAAGATGTGTTAGGTGCTCTATGGAACACCATTCTAAATCCATCTGAGACTGCCAGAGGATTCTTGTTTTTAGTTGTATAGTTTGTCATACTGTTATTTATACATCTCCGAAATAAAAAAAGAGGGACCTTTCGGCCCCTCTTTAAAGTACTACTATCTTATTATAGTTATTATGCTATATTAAGCGTTGTCAAGTAAACCAGATACTTTGAAAATACGGAAGTATTGGTTAGCACGGTTAAAGCCAGTGTCGTTACCTGGAGCTGAACCAACGAATGGGTTAGCAACCATACCGTAACGTGTCTTGAAACCGATCTTAGGTTGGAAAGAACCTTGATCAACAGCACGAACCATAGTTAGTGGAACGTATGGGCAATAGAACATACCAGCATCGTATGGGTTTGAACCACGGTAGCCAACGTTAACATAGTCAACAGTAGCGTATGGGTCAATGTAAACCTTGATACGACCAAGCAATGTACCAGCAAATGTATTGCCAGTGTCATCAACTTGAAGAGCTGTGCTCAATTGTGGAGCGTAATCCAAAACACCTGCAGCTGCAAGAGCAGTAGCAACGTCTGAAGATACGATGATAAAGTTACCCTTACCACGACGTGTATCTTTAGCGATTTGGTTAGCTTCGCGATCGATCTGAACTAATAGACCTTTGAACTTCTCAACTGACCAACGGCCATCAGCATCAGTTACGAGGTTGAATGTACCAGCTGAAGTAATGTTAGCTGTTTGAGCACCTAACTTAGCTTTAACGTTGATAGTACGAATAACTTCGCGGTTGATCTCAGCAAGAATTTCTGCTGAAAGGATGTTAGCCAATTCTGTTTCAGCGTCAAGACCATGAACTGCTTTCAAGTCTTGTGCCAATTCCATTGTGTACTCAGCCTTTAAAGCACGTGTCTTTGCAGTCACTGTTGCTTTTTCGATTGAGAAAGCCATTTGGCCAAAGCTGTTAGTTGATGAATCACCTAATGCTTCGCCTTCAGCTGTTGTCATACCAGCGCCAACACCGAATGGATCAGCAACAGTATCAGCAGCTGCTGTACCGACTGTGCCAGAAGAACCAGCGTTAACAGTAGTGTCTGTTCCTGGTAGGGAATCAGATGTACCGCCGTGTGTACCGTTCTTGTTTGTTGCTGTAGCACCAGAGAATGAAGATGAAGAGAAATCTGTATCAGCTTCGTTAAACAATGCTTCTGTACCGTTTTGTGCGTTATAACGTGACTTCATAGCGAAGATCAAGCCTGTTGGGCCAGACATAGGCTGAACTGAAGCAACATCATATGCCATTAGGTTAGGCATTGCACGACGTACTAAAGAGATTAAGATTGGATCCCAGTTTGAAACACCAGAGCCAGTAGCGTTTGCTGGAGCTGCTTCGCTCAAGAAACCTTGCTGTGAACGCTCTTCTTGAAGAGCCTTCTCTTGGTTTTCCAACATAACGGCTGTAACAGCGCGCTTGTATGGGTCAGTGATTGCTGGTAGGCCAGCATGGTCGATAACTTCAGACCATTTTGATTGTGCTTGTTCTGCTAAAAACATTTTATGTTTTCCTTTTTATTTCTGTGAGCGTGAAATGGCAGCCATATAAGCTGACATACGTGGTGATGTAGTAGTTTCTTCAGTTAAAGATGTATCTTCTTGAACTTCTGATTGAGTAGTTACCTTAGAGAAGTGAGCTTCTTTAACGATTTGAACTTTCTTAGAGAAAGTCTCAGCGTCATCGTAGTCAATACCTTCAACTAATGACTTAAGCTTTTCAGCTTCAGTAGTAACCATACCTTCAGATGCTTCAGCGATAATCTGAGCACGCTTTAGAGTTTCTAACTCTTCAGCCAACTTAACTGATTTCGCAGTTGTAGTTGTTAGTTGCTCTTCTAGCTCGTCAACCTTGCCAGATAAATCATCGATTAGATCTTCTTTACCTTCTGGAACTTCAATGTAATGTTCAACGAACACTTGTTGAAGTTGAGTCATGAAGCTTTCAGCGATCTCAGTACGAATACCTTGTTCGATTGCAAGTTCATTTTCTTCCATCCATTGTTCAACAACATAATTGAGATAACCATCGATCTTCTCAACTAATTCTGAACGGATGCCTTCTACTTCCTCTGATAATTCAGAGATATACTTCTCTTCTAGCTTTACTTTTTCTTCAGCTAAACGCGCTGAAATTGCAGCTTCAAAAAGTGTTGATGCTTTTTCTCTGAATTCTTCAGAGAGATTAGCGTCGGATTCAATAAGAGCTTTTAGATCTTCTTGAACTTGTTCTTCGCTAATAACAGCTTCTTTCTTTTCCTCAACCACAACAACTTCTTCAGCTTCTTCAGTGAAGAGTTTAGAGTAAACTGCTTGAAGGTCTTCCTTTTTCATTCCTGACAATTTGTCAACAGCAGCGCTGATGA